ATGGTGCCAGAAACGTACTCCTGGGCAGAGATTGGGGCGCGATATGGCATTGACTTGTCTGACATCCCAGACACTAATCCGCACATCGAGCTTGGGATTACGCTATTTGAGCGATTATCGCCGGATGAGCAACGTGCGATTTTGGGGCCGGCTAAGTATGAGGCCTGGATCAACGGTGAGTTTGACCTGGCTGATATTGTGGGGCGTGCGTATTCGCGGGAGTGGGGATCGCATCGCTACGAGAAGAGCTTAAGAGAGCTTCTCAGGAAGGATTGAAACAAGATTAAGATTGTGCTATAATATACTCAGAATATTTTGCGTGGAGTGGAAAATGGACGAGAAGACTCAGGTAGTCACCGACGGCGCAACCCAGACGGTTGCACAATCCGACACCCAGGCGGTGGAGGAGCAAGAGCGTTTTGACGCTGAGTACGTGCGAAAATTACGCGCGGAAGCGGCTGAGTATCGCAAGCGGCTGCGAGAACTGGAGAGCAAGGTCAAAGCCGATGAAGAGGCGAAGTTGACCGAGCAAGAAAAACTCCAAAAGCGGCTTGCGGAACTGGAGCGCAAGGAAGCCGAGTACAAACAGATTCTCCAGGCAAGAACGCTGGAGTACGAGGTCAAGTTGCAAGCGTCCAAGCTGGGAGTGGTTGACCCGGATGCGGCTTACCGCCTGCTTGACCTCAAACAAATTGAGTTTGACGATGATGGCAGGCCGGTCAATCTTGAAAGGGTGCTCAAAGAACTGGTAGCGCAAAAGCCTTATCTCGTGGTTTCAGGTGGCATGCCATCTCCCACCAACCCGGCACAGGGACGCATCTCCGGTCAGCAGGTCTTCACGCGTTCGCAGCTGCGCGACCCGAAATTCTTCGCCGCCAACCGCGACGCCATTATGCAGGCATTGCGGGAGGGGCGCATCCTTGAAGATTGAGGTGAAAGATGGCAAATATTACTGCTACGACTGCAAGTGCGTTTATTCCAGAGGTCTGGGCGAATCGTGCGCTTGAGATTCTGCGCGCCAACATTGTGTTGGCGAAATTGGTGACAAAAGATACCGACGTGGCGACGTTTCAGGTCGGCGACGTGCTGCACATCCCCTACCCCGGCACGTTTACCGCCAATGACAAGGCGTCCAATACTGCAGTAACTCTGCAAACGCCATCTGGTGGCGCGGACATTTCCGTCACGCTGAACAAGCACAAGGAAGTATCTTTCCTAATCGAAGACCCGGCGCGCGCACAGGCGAATCAAGAGCTGATGGATCGCTATATCAGTGCGGGTGTGCAGGCGATTGCGCAGGCGATTGAGACCGACCTTTTTGCTCTCTACGCAGGGCTTTCCGCAACCGTTGGCACGAGTGGCACGGACATCAATGCCGCGACCATCCGCGCAGCGCGCAAGGCACTGAATGACAATCGGGTCCCGCTTGCTCCGCGCCACCTGGTGATTTCGCCGAAAGATGAAATCGCTCTGCTCGGCGATAACAATCTGGCGACCTATTTCGCCAATTCCCGACCCGAGGCGGTGGCGCAGGGCGCACTTGGCAATCTCTATGGCTTTACCATCTGGATGAGCCAACTCGTGCCGGTCGTTGCTGGCACGCCGAACTCCACAAAGAATTTGGCATTCCATCCTGATTTTGCCATCCTGGCCATGCGCGCCTTGCCGGAGCCACCTGCTGGTTCCGGGGCTCGCTCGGCTGCCCTGCGTGATCCGGAAAGTGGTCTGGTTGTTCGCGTGACCTCCGCTTACAATCCGACCTATCTCGGCGTGCAAGTGACGATTGACGTGCTCTACGGCGTTGCGATATTACGGAACGAAGCCGGGGTCGTAGTGCTGTCGTAATCCCCCAATTCAAGGGCGGCGGCAGAGTCCTCTCTTCTTCTCCTTGCTCACCGCCGCCCTACTCTGAAAATTGTATGGCGAAATATATTGTAAACAAATACGGCGTGACACACTCAATCCCCGATGATTGGCCGTTGCCTGATGGTAGCAGGCCGGCGACGGAAGAAGAGATTGCCGCTTGGTGGCGAGCGCAGGGCGTGGAGGTGAGCGATGGCGAGAGCCAGCATGAGCCAATTAATCAGCCTGGTGAGAGACCTCATCGGCGATCCCGCCGGAGCTAATCAGATTTTCACGGACGATCAAATCGAGCGGTCGCTTGACGTCCATCGCTGGGATTTGCGTTATGTTCCCCTCAAACCTTTTCCAACTGTTATCTCCGCCCATACTGAGTATTTGGACTGGTACAGTGATGAGCCATACTGGGAGGCGGACGCCACATTGTATGATAGCGACTACAACGTACTGGTTCCGGCTTCCAGCGATCCAATGCATGGCCGCTGGTCATTTGCGACGCATCAACCAGTTGTTCTGGCAAGTGGCAAAGTGTACGACCCCTATGGTGCGGCGGCAGACCTATTGCAAATGTGGGCCGGCCTTGTGGCAACAGAGTTTGACGTTTCTGCAGACGGCGCAACCATGACCCGCTCACAGAAGCGCTTGGCTTTGTTGGAGTTGGCTGCTCAATATCGTAAGCGGCAAAGGATTGTTACAGCCAAGCAGGAGCGTACAGATGCCTGGTGACTTGGACAAAATCCGCGCCGAACAAGCGAAACTCATGCCAGAGACGGTATACGTCCAACGGCTGACCCGTGTCTCTGATGCCGCTGGAGGTTGGACAGAGGTCTGGCAAACCGTTGCTACAACGAAGGGGCGCATTGCTACTCAGAGCGGCATCGAGACAAAGCGTGGTGGTGCGATTGTGACTGATATGTCAATCATCGTGACTTTGCCGCATGATACCGATTTGCGCCAAAGTGACCGATTGCAAATCGGCGGAAAGCAATATGAGATTGAAAGCATTCTTGAGCGCAGTGAAAAAACGGCACTGCGCGTCGTGGTGAAAAGTGTGAGGTGAAAGATGACTGAGATCTCCCCTGAGTTGATGTTTGTTATCGGCCTGATTGCCTCCGTGATTGTCTGGCTTGTGAAACTTGCCAGCAAACGCGGAAAGGCCATTCCGAGCGGCTGGCTGACTGCTGGTGTGTACGTTGTTTCTGCCATTCTGGCGTTCCTGTTTTCGCCTGTTAGCCTGCCGCCATTCCCGACATGGGGTGGTGACCTGGCTGAGTTTGTGCCTGTGTTGGTGGCATGGGCAGGCGAGTTGCTGGTACCGCTTTCGGCGTTTGTTGGATTTGCAACGCTTGTCTATAATGCACTGCTCAAAAAAGTCCTGGACAGTATTGCAGATAAACTCACGGTGAAAGGATAATTGTCATGGATGCGGTCGGGACTGAAAAACGCGCTGCGGGTGTGGCACTGCACCGTCAAATCACTGAGTTCGCGACCCGCATAGAGCAGGTAGCACACGATGTCGCCGAAATTAAGCAAATGCTTCGCGGAATCGAAGAGCGTGTCAGAGTACTTGAGACTCACGAGGCCGGAAGTCATCCACTTATGGAAAGTCGGATTGATGTCGCACTACGGAAGATCGAGGAACACGACCGGCGCATAAAAACACTCGAGGATATGGTGGTAAAACTGGATGATAACAACCGTTTGCTCTCGTGGCTCGGCGGCATACTTGGTTCGACAGTTATTGTCTGGCTGATAACACAAATCTTGCGGGCGATAACTGGATGAGTGCGCGAATTATCATCAAATACAACAACCTGCCCCGCATTGCAGCGCAACTGCCGGAAGTGGTATCTGCCATCATCCACAAGGCGGCATTTGATGTTGAGGCAAACGCGAAGGACATTGTACCCGTTGATACCGGGAAACTTAAAAATTCCATAACTTGCGAATTCCCATCGCAGACAATAGCCATCATCGCTCCGCACACGGACTATGCCATTTATGTCGAGATCGGCACGCGCCGTCAGCGGGCCAAACCCTACATGCGTCCGGCAGCCGAAAAGGTTGCGCCCGCATTCTTCGCCGCTATGCAGCGGCTGGAGGAACGGCTACAATGACCGTTCTTAATGCCGACCGTTGGCTGTATGACAAACTGACAACCGACAGCCAGTTATCGGCTGCGCTCGGCGGGCGTGTCTATGTGGACGTTGCACCACAAGGTGAGCAGTATCCGCTGGCGATATTGACCCTGGTAACAGCACAGCAAATTGGCAACCTGTTCGCTGACAGGGTGATGGATGCCGAGACCTGGCAGGTGGCTGTCTGGACAGATAAGCCGAGCTATATGGCCATCGAGCCAATTGCAGACCGTATCCGTGAAATCCTGCATAAAGCAAGCGGAACGGGCGTACTGGCAGCGATATATCAGGAGCAACGACGGATAGCGGAGCAGGATGGTGATAAGGAGTACAAGGCAATCATCCTGGAATTCAAAATCTTTACTCAGTAGGAGTGTCAAATGGCAGAAAAAGCATCTATTTTCCAAACTGTACAAATCGGCATTGAATCCACGCCGGGGACGGCAGTGCCTGCTAACCGCAAGCTGACATCGCTTTCAATCATTCCGGCCATCAAGACGGATAGCAAGACGCTTAAACCAATTGGTAGCAAATATCCATCGCTGGCGGTCGTGAACAAGGAATGGGTGGAAGCAAAAGTTGAGGCCGAACAGTTGACGTATAACGAGATTTTGTATCCACTCGTGTCGCTACTGAGCCAGCCAACACCGGTACAGCAAGGCACTACTACGGCTTACAAGTGGACGTTCACCAGCAATTCATTTGGCGAGGATGCCGGAAAAACGCTCACGGTTGAACAGGGTGACGCATTAACTGCATGGCGTTCTGCCGGCGTAAAGGTCAAGGGGCTGGAATTTACGTTCAAACGTGACGAAGTCTCGGTATCCGGCGACGCAATCGGGCAGCCGCTTGAAACCGGCATCGCCATGACCGCAAACCCAACCAGTATGACACCGAAACCGGTACTGCCCGTCCATCTCAGCTTATATATGGCAGACAGTCTTGCCGGCTTAGACAGTGCACAGCCGCTGACACGCGGTTTCTCGCTGACATGGGGGTTAACCGATAAAAACACGCTGGCATGGCCAATCGGGCAAAAACCGGTGCTGATTGAGAGTGAGCCAAAACTGGAGGCGAAAATCTCGCTTGCTACTGATGCAATTGGGCTTGGGCTGATTACGCAGATGCGCAACGCGGCCAAAAAGTGGTTTCGCATCAAGGCAGTTGGAGACGCAATCGAGGGTACATACAATCACACTTTTCAGATTGACTTCGTGGCAAATATCACAGAAGCGGGCGAATTTTCGGATAGCGATGGCATCTACTTAGTGGAGTGGACGCTTGTTGGCGTCCATGATTCTGCCTGGGGCAAGGCGTTTGAGATTAACGTCATTACAGATGTCCAAACGCTATAGGAGAGTATATGGCAATCCGACTAAGTGATCTGACAAAAGAGACGCGCAAGGTGTCCGTGAACGTTGGCGCATCCGAACCGCTGGAAATCGAATACCGCACTCGTGCCTATACACCGGAATTGGAAGAATCCATCGTTGGCGCACAGGAGCGGCCCGCAGCGGCACTGGCGCAAGTACTTGGAAAACTTATCGTTGCCTGGAATCTCGTTGATGATGATGGCAAGCCCTACCCGCTTGACGCTGTGCATCTCAGTAAGTTGCCTGTACAGGTAATGCTCTTAATATTCCAGACTGTCGCCGAGGACATGCGCCCAAACCCGCAGACCGCCGGGAATTAAAGCGATGGCTAATTTCCGGCGGCAAAGTTGGTCAATGCCCAGATTGGTATAGGATTATCCGCGCGGCGCGCTATCTTGGCGTCCCCCCGTGGGAGATGATGGCGCAACCAGTGTGGTGGATGGAGATTGCTCTAATTGCTGAAGAGGCAGAAGCGGAGATGATGAAGCATGCCAATTCGAGCGGCTGAACTGCAGGTGGTAATTGGTGCGGATGTGAATGCTGCCGTACAGGGCATCCGTGGGGCGATGGGACAAATCCAGCAAGCCGGAATGACTGCACTTGGAGTATTTACTGGCAATCTGCTCTATGGTGCGGTGCAGCAGGCCGGCCAGGCACTCATTGGCTTGGGACAGGATGCTCTACAATCCACAGTTAGTTGGGAACGGTTACGCTTTTCGATTGAATCGCTAATGGCCAGCGAGTTGCGGGCGAAAGATTCGACATTATCAGTGGCCGATGCACTTAATCTGGCCAAAGGACAGGCCGCTGATACGCTTAAATGGATTCAGGATTTGGCTATCATCTCGCCGTTTCCGACGGAAGTAGTTGCACAAGTTTTTCAGATGCAAATGCGCATGGGCCAAACAAGCGACCAGGCCAAAACGCTGACGAAAGCTTTGCTGGATATGGGCGCGGCGACTGGCCTGAGCGGCGAAAATCTGTACGGTGCAGGCCTGGCCCTATCACAAATCGGCGGGAGCGCAAAGCTCTCCGCTCAGGATCTGCATCAATTGATAAATGCCGGGATTCCGGTAAATGAAATTTTGCAAGAAATGGGAATTACGTGGGACCAACTCGGGAAAAAAGCGGTATCAGGCCAGGCATTTATAGACGCTTTTATTAAAAAAGCGGGTGAATTTTCCGGGTCTGTTGACCGCATGCAAGGTTCGTGGTCTGCGATGCTTGGCGCACTGAGTGACGCGAAGGACGTTGGCTTGCGGGAATTGTTCGCAGGCGTGTTTACGGCGTTGCAGCCGGTGGTACAGCAATTCTCAGATTGGCTGCTTGGCCCAGGAATGGAAAAGTTGAGGCAACTCGGTGCTGATTTGGGGATGCTTGCTGTTCGGCTCATTGCAATTGGCAAGGCACTATTTACGTCAGGGGCTTTTTCCCAGCAATTTAATGTCGCGCTTGGGCGCCTCTCGCCAACGCTACGCGAAATCTGGGAAAAAATCTCGCCATTCATTCAGCAGGGATTGGCTTGGATTTCGGAGCACAAGCAAGAGGTTATTGCTGCGCTGACCGGTATGGCGATAGCATTTGGTGCATTAACCATCATCGGGGCGATTTCGGGGCTGATTACTGCGTTGGCCAATCCTATCACGCTAATCATTGCACTGGCAGGTTTGCTGGCAGTGGCATGGCAAAAGGACTGGGGTGGGATCCAGAGGAAGACAGCAGCGGTATGGGCATGGCTTAAACAAACATTTATACAGGTGACATCGTGGATAAGAATCAATATCCCAACTGTGCTGAAGACGTTGAAAAAGACATGGGATACCATCTGGGAAGGTATCCAATCGGTTGTCTCTACGGTGCTATCAGCAATAGCAAGCGTTATGCGGGCGTGGCAGACGGCAATGAAGGGTGACTGGCGTGCGTTTGGGACGCACTTACAGCGAACCTGGGACGCCGTCTGGGGAAGTATCCAGGCAGTCGTTTCAGCGGTACTGTCAGTGATGATGAGCATTATGCGTGCATGGCAAGCCGCGATGAAGGGCGACTGGCGTACATTTGGGGTATACCTACTGCAGGCTTGGGATGCCGCCTGGGAAGGTATCCACACGGTCGTCTCGGCGATGCTGTCAGCAATAATGAGCATTGTGCAAGGATGGCAAGCTACATTACAGGGTGGCTGGTATGCATTTGGTGCATATTTACAGCAGGTGTGGAATAACGCGTGGAATTCGCTGGCACAGATTGTTAGCAATGCATGGGCGACGGTCAAGAATGCAGTAGAAAATCTAATAACAAACATTATCACATTTTTCATGGAAACCAACTGGATAGAGCTTGGTGAAAGTATCATTAACGGCATAATAAATGGAATTCTAAGCAATATAGAGGCACTCATAGATGCCATATTAGATGCGGTACAAGCAATGTGGGATGCTGTAACGGATTTTTTGGGAATCGAATCGCCGTCTAAATTGTTTCGTGATGAAATCGCTGGGAATATCATGGAAGGATGGGCGCAGGGTATCCGGGCGCATATCCCGCGATTAGAAACAACAATGATTTACACGGCTAAACACATGACGTTTGCGGCTCAGCCTGCACAACCGACACGGGCAACTGGGACTGAAATGAGTGCAATTACATTCTATGCTCCAGTGACATTCCGCGTCGAAAATGAACAGACGATGAGAAATATATTAAAGGAGCTACGAAAATGATTTGGAAAATTAAATCCTTCGACGGATATGTGTTTGGCAATGCATTTCTCGCGGCTGAAGACAATCCGTTGTTACAACCCGCGGTAAGCAGTAGGATGATAAAACGCGGTGCAGTTGTCGCGCCTGCGCCGGGCGGAATGACACGAGAAGGCGATTACTTGATTGTTAGCGTGGTGGGCCTGAATGAGATTAGCCGCGAGGCGATGATTAATGCAATTGACGTAACTAATCCAAATTTGCGCGAGTTGATAGGCACTGACGATAACAATGTGGATTGGTATGTTATGGCGCGCCCGATACGGCATGTATACGACAGAGGCCGCGATGTCCTGACGTTTGAGGTACCGGACAGGATATGGCGGCGCAAAAATAGCAGTAGCGTATCGTGGAAGGTGACGGCAAGTGGGCAGAGCCATACACTGGCAATTGGCGGCAATCGTCCGGCCCAACCGGTCATCAGTATTACGCCCCGCAGGGCAAAAGCGGGTGGTTTTGCATATGCACGCTGGATACTGGCTTATAATCCAACCAGCAATGTCATGCTAAATTATCCATTACACATCTGTAATGCCAATCTGGATACGGCAGCGCTGGTCAGAGCAGGCAAATGCCAGGCAGATGGCGATGACATCTGGGTTATTGTAGATGGTCATCCGGTAAGTCGCTGGCTGGTTGGTATGAACACAACCACCACAAGTGTTATTGCGACAATCAGCTTTGCGCCAAAAATCGAAATGACACTTGATACTGCCATTGCTGGCAGTGGAACGGTCAGTGAAATTGTGCTTGAGAAAACAAATGCTAATGCTGCCGCGCTAAAACGGTTAGCGGCAGTACGGAACAAAATGGTGCTGATTGACAACGAGGTCTTTACGTTTAGCGGTGTAGACAAGGCCAATTACAAATTAACTGGCGTAACACGGGCACAGCGTGGGACATCAATGGCATCTCACGCAGTAGGAGCGATTGTTCGCTGGATACAGCATGACATCTGGCTAGTATACGGCAATAGCACCATGAGGGCACCGGAAGAAGACATAGCGAAAAAACCGATTTGGAATCTATCAGCATCTACTGCGACATCATGGAGCTATACTCAGTATTATGATGCGGATTATCCCACACGGCCAGGGACGTGGACGCCATCTGTTATACAGAGTACAGGGGGGAAAAGCCGTTGGTACGGCGGAGATAAGGGAGCAGACGCCGAGCCGGCTACGCATATGGGGATGCAAGCAAAAGCATACCAGGTGGGAAATACGTGGAAATCGGAGACTGCGCAGTTAGAGTGGCGATTTTACCATCCTGGCGGAGTGACCGCTGTCAGCGCGACTGGGAAGAAATACAAAAAATTGGCGAGTTTTGGCGCAATTGCAGGATTGCAGAAGAAGAATACCAATGCATTTACAACAGTCTGGACGGAAACAGCTCCGGGGATGTCTGCTGTGTGGACGCCGTTTGCACGGCCAAATGTCTCACTGGGCGGGACATTTACGGCATTACGATTTTATTTTCAGTGCACATTGGCGGCGGCGGCGCACAATGAGGCGGATTTGCAAATTGATACACTTACGCTTACATTGGACAGCTCGAAAATCCCGCAGGTGACAGTAGGAGTTGAGACTGATAATTATTGGATGGATACGATACTGCGTGTGCGCGAGACGGGCGATGAAATCCGGCTGAGGGGCATATGCCCGATTAATAAGACGCTGATAGTGGATTGTGAGAACAAAACCGTAACATTGGATGGCGAAAATGCATTTGGATTTTTATCGCTTAACAGCGCGCGGAGTGCGTGGCTGGATTTACCCCCCGGTACGGCAACACTGATAATGAGAGATAATGGCATTACAGACGTAGATATTACTGTCGAGTGGGAAGACCGACAGGTATGAGCAGAATTCTCGTTTTTGACCGCTTCGGTACGGCCTTAGATGAACTGGATGCGCTTACAAAGCGCAGTTGGTTGTTGTGTGGTGAGGGCATGTGTACGTTCCGTATGGCAACGAGCGATCCGAAGTGCACAGAGACGCTCTTGCAATTCGGGAATTTTCTGCTCATCCAGGATGATGAGCTCCCCGACTGGTGCGGTGTCATTGAGCCAGATCGCAATTGGGGATACGGCTGGGTAGAGGTGCGCGCCTATACGGTTGAGCGGCTGCTGGCAAATTGCGGCACGCCGATTCGGAAAATCACGGGAAGCGCAGGGGCAATTTTTGCGCAGCTTATCAGCATCTATAATCAACAAGCGTCTATGCCGTTTGTGCTTGGAACGGTATATCGCGGAGGGCCGCAACGCGAGGAAACGCTGGGTGACAGTGTGTATGAGCATCTCAAGCGGGTATGTGAGAGAAGCGGAAATTACTGGCGGTTTGTGCCAGGCATTAAAAACGGCCAGCTGATTATTAGAGCTGAGTGGCTTGAGTCGCTGGGAGAAAATAACAATCAATTATTGGCGGAAGGACTGAATCTGGCTTTGGAGGAGCCGCTTATGACCGAGTACGGCCCCATCTGGAATGTCGTCACAGGGCTGGGAGACGCATCTACAACAGGAAGCAGACTGAGCGTCACGGTGGAGGACGCGGAGAGCATAAACAAATTCGGACGGCGGAGTACATCCATCGTCTTTTCGGGCAATACCACGTTCCCCGCCCTGGAGCAGAACGCGCGCGAGTATCTGCGGCGATACTCGCAACCGCTGAAACAGGTGACGGCAAAAATTGTTCGCAACGGAGATGTTTTCCAAAACTTACGAATCGGTGACTGGTATCAGGTGTCATTGTCCAGTGCTGGATTTACCGCCGGCATGCTGGGCTATCAGGCAACCATGCGGCTGATTGGTATGGAGCGGGATGACGAGACGGATACAGTGGATGCAGTAATGATGGAGGAGGCATGACATGAGCGCACTGGATATGGCCATACCTGGCAACATTTTGGAGCGGCTGGAACGACTGGAAGCGGCTGTGCGCGCATTGCAAATGCGCAACGTCGAGGCGGTATCTATTGACGAGATAGCAGCAGATTTGGGAGAGATAGCAGTTGGGAGCATCATTAATTTATCCTCAACAGCGATGATGACGAAAAATGTTATCAGAGACGGTGAGACGCTGTACATTCCTGCGGACTATGTCTATATTGTTCCGCTTCGGATACAAGTTGACGGCGACCTTGAAATTGACGGAGAGGTGATGGTGCTATGAGCATTAATATTCCCATCAACACTGGAGATGTTGATGAGCCCGCGAGCGGACGTCTGATAATCTATGCAAAATCGGATGGGTTGTATATCCGCAGAGCAGGTGATCCGACGGGACTGCGTCTACGGCTGGGCGCAGACGACACCATGTCATCGCAATTGCTCAACAATAGTACATTAACGCTGAGATATGGTAACGTTGTAATCTGGGATAGCACAGCGGATGCAGCGGTAAAATTAACCAATATAAAGGGCGATTACCGTGTAGCGGGAGTGGTCAACGCGCCGGCAATTGGGCCGGGCAGTATTGGCGGGGTAATGACACAGGCTGGAGAGATTGTAGATGTCTTGTGTGACACGGAGGCTGTCGCGCGCGGAATGTTCTTGGTTACAAGCACGGTGCCTGGACGCGCGACCGCAAACGGCTATTGGAGGACGGATAATGCATTTGCGATTGCCTTAAGTGCAAAAGCAGCAGGTAGTGAGGGGATGGTACGGGCAGTGTTAATGCAGGGATTGCGGACGATAATTGTGGGCAATGCGGGTTGGGCGTTGGGCGGTTCCACCGGCGAGATAACAAACAATTCACAAAAATTGACATTTGCCAACGAGACTTGGGTATCAGTCTCGGCGGCAGCAATGCCAATAGCTCTGATAGCGCAGGCTGGACTGGGATATGGGATAACGGCTGGCTATTCAATTGGGGGCACTGACAATACGAATAATTATGCGACAGCATATAAGCTCAATCTGGCAAGCGAAACAATCGGCACGGCAAGTGGGGCAAATCTTGGAACAGCGCGTAGAGGTTTGCGCTATGGACATAATGCAACCAACAAGGGATGGGTAGTTGGCGGATATACCAACGCAAACGTTAGCATAACGGATAAGATTACATTTGCAACAGATTTACGGAGCGCAGGCGCAGATTTGAGTGTATTAGATGCGCGTCGGGTTGGTGTAGGAGACGGAACACAGATTTTTACGGTAGGTTCGGCGGAGCCAACTAACCGCATTTTGGTTGGAACGGAGACAATCTCAGCCTACACAGACGCTAATATCACAGTATCACTGAATTATTGCTCGATGGCATTCCCTGCCAGAAACGGCTACTATGTACAGGGGACAAGCGGTGCAAAAATCAATTTCGCGAGCGGAATTGGGAGCAGAGGCCCGGGAACGGCGGGAGTGCATAATATAGCCAATGGGATAACGAATGGAATAGCAATTGGATATGTAGCAGGGAATGATGCCGCTCCGATGGGCACAACAGAGAGATTCAACCCGGCAACAGAGATATTCTCAGCTTCAGGAACGATGAGCGCAGGAAAATATAATGCGGCGGTATTCAGCGTAGGAGCATATTGATAGGAGGTTGCGATGGATGACATTACGCAAGCACTTGAGCAAGCACTGAGTGAGATTGACGAATTCGCTCAGCCGCGCTCGGATTTCGCGCTGGCGCACTTTGTGGTGGCACAGCACGATTTGCCGGCGCGCCAACGAAAACAGGTATTGGATGAATTGCAAGTGCTACTGTATGCGATCTATGACTTGCGTGATAAGCGCGAATTGGCAGAAATTGAATTAGAAGAATTGGAAGCGGCGCAAACCGATAATGATTTCGTGCGACGGCGCAATGATGTTCGGAAGAGGCAATTACGGCGTGAGATTTGGAACATTAATTTTGCCCTGCGCGGGCGCGAGCGGGAGGCGATGACGCTCCTGCGATTGCTGGAACAGATGCCGAAGTACACGCGAGAGGAGTTTGAGAGTCAAGAGGCTGAGTATTGGCGGCGACGGCTGACGCGCCAATGGCAGGAATTACAGTTGGGCGGTGGGGGGAATCTATCCAGTTTGTTGGGTATGGCTACAATGCCCGGACAGGCGATGCCGATGATAGCCGGGCAGGAAAATTTGATGAGATTGATTGATATGAGCGATGCTAAAAAATTAGAGGAAGGTGAAAAATGAAGATTGCGATTGTCACGCTTCTACAGGTCGCCTATGCAATGTTAACGCAGGAGGTGGTAGATGCAAAAAAACATGGATACGACGAAGAGGTATCACGGCTACTGACGGCGCAAGCGGCGTTGCACGGCGTGATTGCTGCGCTGACGGCACAGACAGATAAGGAGGTGGATGATGCTGTCGAAAGAATAGAGCGGAGGCTGAAGGAAAGACTCCAAACAGTACGGGCAGATATGGAAAAGATGTCGCCTGACAGATGACGGTAGTCAACAAAATGCCAACAGCCCTACCCCGCTATTGGGGCAGGGGTTTAAGACTGCACTCAGTATGGGGGAAGAAGAAATGCAAAGCAGTGGCTCCTCCCTTGTTGCGTTACTTGCAACATGTGCACAGTATCAGGGTGGGGCGTGCAACCCGAAATACAGGGAAGCACGCCCCTAAGAACAAGCCTAAATTCCCAATTTGCTGAGTGCTTCCGCGAGCCGCTCCGCCGCCGGCCCAACACCTTCGGCGGATTGATATGCTTCAGCCAGTTGGCTGGCAAGCTCACGGAGCGCGGCTAAAACTTCAGACATCTCGACTTTTTCAGTTACCACGCCCAGGCCGGCGCAGTCGGGGCACGTAGTCTCCTCGCTGGCCGGCAGGTCGGCTGCCCAGACTGGCTCTTCGCCAGGAGTTGGCAGTCTGCCGTACTCCTGCTTGAACGCCAACGCCCATCTCCAGTACTCAGCCCAGATTGGGGGTTGGACGACCCCCTCACCTTTGCAGGTGGGGCAGGTTGTTTCTTTTACAATGTAAATGGTCATTCTGTCCTCCTTTTGCTGGAACGCTTAGGGCGCCCGCCGCGTTTGCCATTCTCGGCGGATGCTCGTGCCTTGCGGGGGCTTTTAATCCTGCCGAGTGTCGCGGCGGCGACGCTGACGGGAATTGGGAATAGGGAAGCAGCGGTACCAATCCACTGCTTTAGTAGCTCAAGCTCGTCCGGGGTAACCTGAACAACCTGATACCCCATCAAGAGCCATGACTCGATATCGAGCGGCATCCCGTCCTCCAAGACAACAACAGGTTGGTTGTAACTGGAGGATGGATGCGCTGTTGTTATAGTTGCTTGGATTGTATGGCGATTGCCGTCGCCGAGAATATCAACATAAGAGAGTATCATTGTTTTCTCCTTTCTGCCCCTTTGGCCGGGGCAGGGTATTAGAATCTGGTGGTTCTTCTGCCCACCTGGCTGCTTGCCATCTTGCGATGGCGAGCAGATGCTGGACAGAATCAATCCAGGATCACACTCTTGCAATATGGACAGATAGTGTGATCCTCTGCTTTTTCAATACTGTGTCCGCACTCTGGGCACAATGGGGGTACCTCCACTCCCTCATCCTGGACAAGAACGTAAATGCCATTCTTGCCCAGGGGACGATATCCGCTGTGGCTAATGCCATCGCCATCCCACACCTCCACGACTGCATATGGAGTTTTGGGTTTCAGCAGATAGCTCGCCACCCAACGGAATCCGTTGTCCCTATCACTGCCGGCGATTTTGAGCGCCTCAATTTTTCCTTCGACTACTCGCCAGCCGGCACTAAAACCGCCAGAGCCAAAATATTGATGGCCATTGCGGCAAACCAGCTCTTTTACCTTTTGCATTTTTACTTCCTGCCCCTGTTAGGCCGGGGCCAGCCGTTAGGATTTTGGGGGCAATCCTGCCCACCTGACCGCCCACCAGGCGACTGGTGGGCGGATGCTGGGCGGGATAGCTATTTACCCTCTTTGGCAGTGGCGCGTTCCCGCGCCTTAATGTACTCTTCGAGTTCTCGAAGAGTATAAAACCTTAAAATGTGATTCTGATGCGGGTAAGACCTATCGGGGTGTACGTGGTAGGAGGGTTTTGCCCCCCATCCATCCTCCGGCAGGACGGTCTTGGCAGAGGTGACCGCCCAGGACATCCCTAACTTCCACAGACGTTTCGACAATGAATCTTTTTTGGACATGTCTCTCTCCTTTCTCCCCCTGTAAGGCCGGGGGTCGCCGTATGGATTTTGGGGGCGATTCTGCCCACCTGACTGCCCACCAGGTGCCTGATGGGCAGATGCTGGGCGGAATCAATGCCAGGGATCGTATAAGAGTCGCCCGTCTTTGGGGACATAAAGGGTACCGGGGTAATAGAAGTACTTCACATGGACGCCCCAGCCATCTTTGTACCTCCGTACTGAGTATTCCGGGCGGGAGTACTCGCCATGATTCAGATAATACGTCCCGGTACGCCGGAATACACCCGGTCGTTGCGCCGATTCTACCAATTGCGGGATAGAACGGAGGTAATCCAGTGCTTCTTTCTTCGTGCGGAAGGATAAGGTTTTCATTTTTAGTCTCCTTTCTTGGGTTTGGATTGGATCTGATTCTGCCTACATTATACCCAACGTTAGGTTTCTGTCAAGTGACGATTGTCATATGTTTTATATGACATTCGTCACCCATTCCTGTATTTGAGTCCAGGCGAACCATTTTCCCCTGACAGAAGTATCAGGACTGGAACAGTACCTTATCAATTGAATTTCAAGCGGTTTAGGTGACAGCCCCCCTACTTAGTGCGGGGGCTTGGTAAAATCTTAGAATTAGATGATAATTTTCTCCCAACCCTTGACGGTCGCCGGGATAGAAATTTATCATTAAAGTATCTGCAATTTGTGCGAGAAAGGAGGCCAAATGGGAAAACCTACATTGCAATTTCACCTCGTGCGTGATGGCGAGCGGTCATTCGCGATTATCGCGACACTCGCCGGGTGGTTGGTGGATCGAGTCGAGGCTCCCACTCTGGAGGAGGCCGAGCAGATTGCTCGGCAGAGAATAAGGGAGCTTGAGGAAGCAATTAGTAAGGAAAAGGAGGAACTATGAGCAAAGTCTTAAAACGTATTTCTACGTACCTCTTTGGCGCATTTGGCATTGCGGTTTTTGGATTGGTCATCAGCCTGACCTATTCCGCTCTGGCAGTAATTTTCCCCGCTGATCTCATAAACCACATCTGGGGACTTGTGCTTTTTGACATCTCGGCGGTTGCCTGGGGACTGGCCTATGTCTATTTGAGCGAGACAATAGCACAGTACGCAATCGCCGCACTTGGATTTTTGACTGGCTTTGGTGGCACAATCATCATGATTGCCGCGGCTGTGCTGATGTCGAGTGGTCTGGCTGCAGGCGCAGACATCTCGCGCTGGATAAGCTACGGCTTTATCGTTGTTGCCGTCGTCCACCTCATCTTGCTCTATGCTCACCAGGCTGCCAAACCAGCCGTCCATGAGCAGATCGAGGTTGGCGTTGCACGCGGTGGGATTGTCAGTACGGCGATTCGCCAAGCCGTGACTGAGCTGGAACAGCAGCAAGAGGAACTGGCGCGTGCAATCTATGGCGAGATCGTCAATCGCGTCAAGCGGGAGCTTGGGCTTGATGGCACGTCTGCTCCGCGCATGCGATTAGCCATCCCACCGCCTCCGCCGCACATCATAGCCCCCGCCACTCCTGCGCCTCCCGCGTCCATGATGCCATCTGTACAGCGTCCAATTGTGCCACGCGCGAGTGATGATGGCAATAAGCCATCGCCTTCAGGTGACGGAAAAAACTGAGTAGCTCGCCGGCGGTGCGTACGCGCCCTCGCGCTGCCGGCGAGCTGGCACCGAATGAATTAGTGGCGTGGCTGAACGAACTTTCCGCCTCCGCCACTAACCGTGCCACTAACGCCGCCACTAACGCCACTAACGGCAAAACTGCCGGCATGTGGCTGGAGATTGTAAAGGTCAAGGGTCGCCTTTACGTTCGCATTATGCGATGGCGACCGGGCAAGGGGAAGGAATTTGTCAAATATCTGGGTGCATTGAAGACAGTCAAAGAGCAAGGAGGTTATTATGCAGCCGAAGCGGAGCGGCTTGAGCGCAAGAGACTTGCAAGAGCTGGCCGAGAGGCTTGCATTGATGCTTAATCATGCAGGAGCATTCCCGGTCAGTGGAGTAACAGTAATTGAAGGATTTTTAATTTTCGCCGTAAAAATCCCCGGGCACTCCTTGAATTATGACAGGACGTCCAGGGTGTTATTGCTTGATGGAAAGGATGTGACGCTGTGGGCAGAACAAGAATCGCAATCATCTTGAGTACCATTGTGTTAGTGGCATGCCTGCCGCTTAACCGCGCCACTAACTACGCCACTAACTACGCCACTAACTCTGCTACGCCACTAACACCGACAGCAACTAACGCCACTAACTCTGCTGTGCTACTTACGCGCGCCACTAACATTTGTATTGTGACAGCCTGGTGGCTCAACGTGCGCTCAGGGCCTGGAATCGAGTATCAAGCGATTGGCCATTATGAGCGCGGTGAGACTGTTATCATCCTGCGTGAGGCTCACGCAAAAGATAATGGAAAATGGGGACACACGGGCAAAGGATGGATTAATTTGCGATTTGTTGATTGCCGGCCAGATGTCCCCCTTATAGAGGCCGGCCATTAGACGTTGCTTACAGCGCGTCGATACCCATGCGCACAGCGGCTTGGATGGACACGTTGCGGACAAGTATGTCATTGTCCTTAATACCGAGGATAATAATCTGTTTGGCAGGCGCACCAATGCGTTCCGCCGCCTCTATCGCGCTTATGCGGCACGATGGGGAATCGCAGCATCGCAGCACGTGTTCCAAAATATGGAGCGCTGGTTCACCGATGAAACCGGCGGCTTTTACAGCCGCCACCTGCAAGCGGTGGTCAGGCGACGGCTGCAATAGGGCGCGCTCCAGGATAGGTAGTGCGCGGACACCAAAATAGCCCGCGAACTCCACTGCTAAAGCAGCATTATAAATGCTGGCAGTCTGTTGCTGAACAATCTGGAAGGCCTCTTCCTCGCCCTCCAGGTGGTAGCATCCGATAACGGACGCTGCCCACAGTAACGTCCTTTCGGTCTGGGGATACCCCTGGCGATAGGCCGCCATGATTAACTCGGCTGCCTGGCGCATCCCATCTGCGTCGTCTACCTTCCACGGGCCGGCGACGACCGTGTAGCCTGAGGCATCCCAGCCGCCAACATATATTTTACAGTCTCCGACTGGAGAGACAAGGAGGATGTAATCCTCCCTCATTCTTTCACTTCGCTCATCCTCCCCCCAATCGTCCGCCTCGCCCCACAAGTCCGCGGGGTCCCACAAGGAGGCTGATCCTCGAAGCGGAGCATTAAGGACATAATGTCCTTGCTCGTCCTGCGTCAAGAACGAGCCAGCCTTCCAAGAGTACATCGCCCCCTCCCTGTCTTGCACGACATCAAAAGCTAAATATTCCATGTTTTTTCTCCTTTCTCCCCCTGTCAGGCCGGGGGCCGCCGTATAGATTTTGGGGCGATTCTGCCCACCTGACTACCCACCACCTTGCGGTGATGGGCAGATGCTGGACAGAATCAATGCCAGGGATCGTATAAGAGTCGCCCATCTTTGGGGGCATAAAAGGTGCCGGGGTAGTAGAAGTATGCCACGTGGATCCCCCAGCCATCTTTATAGCGACGTACTGAGTATTCGGGGGAGGAGTACTCGCCGTGATGCAGACAATATACCCCGGCGGGCCAAAATACACCCGGTCGTTTCGTTGATTCCTCCAACTCCGGAATGGAGCGGAGATAGTTCAGTGCTTCGGATTTGGTACGGAAAGTCAGGGTTTTCATGGTTGGTCTCCTTTCTTTGTTAGGATTGAATTCTACCCAAATTATACCTATCGTTAGGTTTGTGTCAAGTGACGATTGTCATATGTTTATATGACATTCGTCACCTGTTTATGCATTGACAAATCTGTACAATCCGTTATAATGTTGCCAGTTGATAGTGATTGGTAAATTCTTTCGCAGGAGGTCGTATGCAGGTAAACGTAAATTTATTAGACGAGGATGTCCGAATGCTGGATCAGATGATGGCAGAGGACGCATACGTCAATCGGTCGGCGTGGGTACGGCGACTCATCCGCCAAGAGTGGGCTCGGCGGTATAGCAAGCCGAACCCGGCTATTAGCGTAGCGGACGCAACAACAGCGGCAAGGGCTATTAAGGGGGAAAACGCATGATTACCATGACCCGTACTGAGTACCTGCGAGCGCTCACCGCCCGCTTTGGCTATCACGCCAGAATCCCAGCGGAATTTATGACCGCTGGAGAATTGCTGGAAATCCTTGAAGAAATGGAGGCGCTAAAACATGGGCTTGCTGCACAGGATCATGACAGGAACAACCACCGTACGGGATGCGTACCTGACAGTGGCAATCATCGTGATTGCGTTGATTGCCGGTGTACTGTTGGGACTGCTGATGAGATAACGGAATAACCGTAAAACCGCCACAAAAGGCGGCATTCCCCAAAAAAGGAGATGAAGCAATGGTAGCAAACCAACCCACTTACGACCCCTGGGCGGAAGCGAACAATCCGCCCGAACCCGCATACCAGAATTATCTCTGGGGCCGGGTAACCATCAACGCCTGGCCGTGCGCTTTGGTTAAGGGCAGGGGGAAAGTCCCGTATGACCCGCGAGAGCATGGAGACAATCGCCAGACGGCAATTGACGTCATGATTGACGCTCTGCCAGAGATGCAAATCAACAACGATAATGTTCTGAAACGCACCACTCTGGCAACCAGCAAAGACTGGCGTACAATTATCAAGCCGTCCATCAACGCGCTGGGATATGCCGACGTGCGGGAAATCGTCGGCAAATGGGTAAAAGTCGAAATTGTGCGCACAGGTCGCACATACTATAAAGATGGCGAAGAGAAGCATGAGACAACCTTTAAGTTCATCAAAGTCTTCGCCGACGAGGCGGCCTGCCGCGCCGACTTCCTGGCGGCTACCGAAGCGGATGATGACCAGGCTAACGAGATTTCGTTCGCGCCCTCTGTCCCGGTTGCCGCTCCTTCCCCTAATGACGAGGAGCGGAAAGCCGCCTGGGCATTTGCGCAGGCCGCGTTGCAGTCAAAGACCGCAAACTGCCAAACGTATGAGGAGGTATTGGCGCGAGTGCCCGAGGCCCTGGCGATGTACCCGCAGGTGGCAAAATTTTTCACCCCTGACAGCCCGGAGGTCGCTAATTGGCTGGCGGACTGGCGGGCAAAACACGCGCAAGAAATACTGTTTTAGGAGGTCAAAATGTCTGACACAACCTTACTCGCCTCCAATCATTCTACGTCCTTGCATTTCGTCCCGCCTTGCCCAGACGATGAAATGCCTGAGGCAGAAAAAGAGCGTTTGTTCGAGGAGCTTTGCGCTCGCATTGACGCCGGTGAATTTGACCCGGAGCGCGAAATTCTGATATAGGGTGTTGGCTCAGGCTGTGCCAGCCTGCCTGCGAGTCTCCTCCTTCGTGTAGGGGCGGGGGGAATTGCTCCCCCGCCCCGAAAGGGAAAGGCTATGAACAAGCTAAATGCCATCCTAATCGACAGCAAAGAGCCCGCTTGGGTACAGAAACTGGATTTCGGCGTGCCCAAAATGATTGGGCCATGCGAGGCCGGCGACGCTTGGGCAATTACGTCCGACGGTTACACACTTATCATCGAGCGCAAAACTCCGGATGACTTCCTGCAAAGTCTGAAAGATGGACGGCTGTTCGAGCAAGTAAAGCGTCTCGGAGAGTACCGCTATCTGGCACAACTGCGCGGCGAGACCCCCACCATGCTGCCGTACCTAATCATCACCGGGATATTTAGGCCTACAAACGACGGCAAGGTATATACCAGCCGGCAGACTAATTGGAGCTTTGCGGCAGTCATGGGCGCGCTACTGAGTATCCAGGAGGCAGGTGTCTACGTGACATTCTGCAACGGCGACAGCGACTACCGAGACTGTATCCTGCGCCTGGCCAGCCGAGACCGCAGCGAGACGTTGGATATTCTGCCGCAGCGCCCTATCGAGTTGCTGGGGCCTAAAGAGGCAGTTGTTGCATCTCTCCCCGGCATCGGGATAGAGCGGGCTAAAGCCGCGCTGGAGTGGGGCGGCTGGCATCTGGGGTGGACGCTAATCGGATTGACCGAACCGGACATACCATCTCCTATACCGCGTTCGGTGCGGGAAAATATCCGTACCCTGTTTGGATTGGGTACGGATGAAGAGTTAATCATTATTCCAAAACAGAAAGGAGAAGACCATGTTCCAGAAAGCAGTACGCACGCAGGGGAAACTGCGCATGACAATTGATGGGCCTGCCGGCAGTGGAAAGACCTATACTGCCCTGAGGTTTGCCCACATTCTGGCCCAAGGGGGCAAAATTGCGGTCATTGACACGGAGCGCGGGAGCGCAAGTAAATATGTCGGCGAGGCTCCCGATGGCATTCCCTGGCAATTTGATACGGCGCAATTGACGACGTTCGGGCCCGACCGTTATACTGAAGCGATTTTAGCGGCAGGCCGCGCCGGCTACTCAGTGCTGGTGATTGACAGCTTAAGCCATGCATGGGAGGGAGTCGGTGGTGCGCTGGAAATGAAGGATAAAATTGCCGGCAGCGGGAACCAATTTACCGCATGGCGCGAAGTCACTCCACTTCACAACCGCATGATTGATGCCATCTTACAAGCCCCCATGCACGTTATTACAACCATGCGCTCCCGCACAGAATATGTCATCGAGACTGATGAGCGCGGAAAAATTATCGGGGTGCGCCGTGTAGGCATGGCCCCGGTACAGCGTCCTGGCATGGAGTATGAATTCGACATCGTCTGCGACATGGACTGGAATCACGTTATGACGGTGAGCAAAAGCCGCTGCCCGACGGTAGCAGATTTGCGCGTAGAAAAGCCAGGGCCAGAATTCATCCGCTTAGTAATGGAATGGCTAAATGGCGGTAGCCCAGTGCCGCCCAAAAAGACAATCATGCTGGAAGACCTGATCGCTCAGTATGGAGCGGAGGCGGTACTGAACGCGAACGGCGGGATGCTGCCCGTCACGCAGGAAGAGATTGAGCAAGTGGCAAAGCGGTTAGGCGCAATTTAATCTGTGCAATCCAATTCGGTGGTAAACCGGAAGGCCATTATGCCAATCTTTGAGCATCCCATACATTATGCATGGGTTGAGTATGCACTCAATCTGGCCGCGCAGGGCGGTTCGCCCGCCTTGCTGCGCCCCTGGCTCGTCGAACAGGGTTTAAAGGGCGGTGCGGCGCGCCGCACCGCCGACACCCTGACTTGGCTCTGGTGTCCAAGAGAGCCATATGCTAAGTACTTGCGGGATAAGGCCCTGGCGCTTTACCCACAGCTTCTCCCGGATGACCACCTTGTTCTGCATTGGGGCATGGCAATTTGCATCTTTCCCTCTTTCCGCCATAGCGCGCAGGCGGTCGGTCGGCTCTCCCGCTTACAGGACTATTTTTGTAAAGCCGACATTCTCTCGCGCGTCCCAGAGAAATACCGTAATCAATCTATTTTCAGGCGTGCCATCGGGCGTATCATCCAAACTTTTACATCCTGGGGCGTTCTTGCTGAGCAGGGCGAACAGTGCTACACCGCTCTTCCTGCCCGTCCCATCCACGCCCCAGCGTTGACTACTTGGCTTTTTCTGGCTCTACTCAGTGCAGAGCCAGAACGCTGTTGGCGGCTGGATGATTTGCAATATGCCGCCGAGTTCTTTCCGTTCAAAATTGACCATATTTCCTTTTCTCCTGCACACTGACCTGCGCACCACCATTTATCGCAAAAGGAGTCCCGCATGAACCCCGTGCACCAACAAATGCATTGTCCAGATGAAATGCTCGCCGGCATAACCTTTAAGGTCGTAGACCTGCAAACAGGGAGGCAAGCAGATACCGAAGAAATTGTGAAGGAAGATTGGGCCAGAAATCTGGTTTATACCGACATAGCAGGGTTTGCCATATTAGAAGATGGCTCACTTGTATTACTGGATGAATGCGGCAATTTTGTACATTGCCCGCAAGGACGATTCCGGATCGTGTGCACAGGATAATTAAGCCGGCGGAGAGAGGCTATGTCCATCACTCTTACCGACCTGCACATCCCAGAGCACGAAATGAGAATTCTGGCCCAGGCGTACACCATCAATGACGCCTGGCTCGGCGATCTGGAATTGATAGCCGCTGCAATTGATACCAATCAACCGCCAAGCCGCATTCCGGCTACACAACCCTGGGCCTTGATTGCCGAACAACTACTCAGTAATGGGACGATGGGGGAGGGCATTACCCCGGCGGCTCTACGCAATGCGGTAATGATGGCTATCGGGCGAGCGATTGAGTGGCGACGCAATGCCGGCAAGCGCCCCAAAATAGCGAACAAACTAAATGCGCTGAGAGCAGCACGGGTGATCAATCCATATTTGGAGTCGCCGGACGAAGACCTAAAGGCACGGATTACTGCAACATTGATGGACAGAGATACCCCTACACTGGAGCGGAAGCAAATCGCAGAAGCACTATTGCTTGACTGGCTGGGAGCACATGGGCGGTTTATCCGCTCTGCCGACGGATTTGTCTATTATCTTTACGAAGAAACGCACAAATTGTACGATTTAGGCTCTACTACATGGGCCGCATGGCTACACGCATTGACGGGAATCAACCCAGCATTGACAGATTACAAGGTGCTACTCAACGCTACTCAAAGCGCAGCGCACAATCAAGGTCAGGAACACCCTGTGGTAAAGCTGGCATATTGGGACAACACCGCAAAAATTTTGCGCGTAACCCGTTTTGATGGCGTAACGTATGTATTAAACGGCGATGAAATACGCCAAGAAAACAATGGCGATGGGCCAATCATCTTTTTTGATGCGCCGACTTGGCAAGCGTACGAACCCGATTTCGATGCCGGCTATGACGATTTCATCGCACCGCTTACCCGACAGACGTGGAGCGATACAACTCAATGGGCGGCGGCTGTTTGGATACTTTCGCTTTTTTTCACAGAGCTGTGCCCAACGCGCCCAATCGCGGTATTTTTGGGCGAAAAAGGCAGTGGGAAAAGCATGACCTTGCGCATGATTTTGCGCTTGCTTTTTGGAAACATGGCTGAACTATTAACTACTCCAGACAAACCTGACGACTTTATGGTGAGTGCCTACCACAATCACATTCTGGCACTCGATAATTTTGACGGCTTTCAGGAATGGATGCGTGACCGCTTGGCCGGCTTGGCGACTGGCGTCGAAATGCAAATGCGTACTTACTACACTAACAAAGACCTGACTCTTGTAAAGTTCCGCACCTGGATCGCTGTAACTGCTCGCCAGCCGGACACTCTCAAGCGTGACGACTTGGCAGATCGATTGTTGATTTTCAAGCTGGAACGCATCAAAGATGAGCAACGCATGCGTGAGGGGCATTTCCTCGATGCAATTGCCGCAACCCGCAATCGCTGGTGGGGGGCGCTGCTGAACCTGCTAAATCAGATAGTCGCCTATTTGCGCAACAATGATTTGCCGGCCACCAGTTCGCTGCGTATGGCGGATTGGGAGGTTTTTGGCCGTGCAGTATCCCAGATGATGGGAAAAGCAGAAGAATGGAGAGTGATTGTGACCGAGTTGAAAAAGGCACAAGGTGAATTTTTGGCAGAGGACGTCATCGTTGAGGCTATCCAAAAATGGCTGGAAAACCCGGCTAACGTCAACCGCAGGGTGCTGGCGCGTGATTTGTACGCTGAATGCGAAGCAATTCTTTTTAAGGGCAACAAGCCAGATAGCGATTGGCCAAGAAGTGTCATGTCGTTCGTCAAACGCTTGCAAAATGTAAGCGAGTACTTAAAAATCGAATTTGGAATGATTACAACTATGGAGCGGCACAGGACATGGTACATTTTCACAGGGAGCGAGGAGGTGAGGAGGTGATCAGCGTTTTCCGTAAACTTTTTGCAACGCGAGGAGGTGAGGAGGTGAAAGGCGTTTTCCATAAATTTTCTGTTGCATGCAAACGCTTGGAGTTTTGCAAAAAGTTTTTAAAAGTGGCGTAGGACCTCCTCACCTCCACCATGAAACGATGTAAAACGCGAGGAGGTGAGGAGGTGAAAAGCGTTTTTCATAAAATTTCTGTAGCATGCGAACTTTTGAAGTTTGCAGAAATTTTTTGAAAATGGCGTTGGACCTCCTCACCTCCTCCAAAATAGAATCTCTGGAGGCGAGCTATGAACAAATACATCCAGCAATTCCATGAACAGGGTATCTCGTTAATCCCGCTCAGGCCTCGGGATAAAAGACCCGATCCATCCCTATTGCCAGATGGACGCTGGGAACCCTACCAACACACCCCCAATACTGAGCATGAACTCAGGGCATGGTTTTCGTCTCCCCGCAATTACGGGGTGGTTTGCGGCTGGCAAAATCTGGTAGTGTTGGATTTTGACGACTGGGCAACTTATAACCGTTGGGCGATGTGGGCAATTGGGGCCGGCCCGTTGGCTAAGATGATAGCAGATAGTGCGTTTCGCGTAGCCACCAGTCGCGGCGTGCATCTGTACATCCGGACATTACTGGATGCCAACCGTAAATTGCCGGGATTGGATATTAAGGCACGCGGCTATGTTGTAGGGCCGCTTTCTGTTCATCCCAGCGGAGCGTTGTACGAGCCGCTGAACGACATGTATTTTCCGTATGTGCCCAGTCTCGGCGACATTCTGCCGGTCGAATGGCTGGCGGCAATGCCCTCCCCCCATACTGAGTTGCAAGTCCCCACCGCCCAAGAACGGGATATTTGGGACGCAGTTAATGCAGGTTATGATGCCGGCAAAGATGTCATCAGGTTAATCCGTGAGAAATTCCGGATTGAGACGTTTTTCCCCGATCGGCGCAGTAGCGACGGCGGCAAAGGGCGGTGGTGGATGGCGCGATGTCCATTTCACGATGACCAACATCCCAGTCTATGGATTGACGCTGAGCGGGGGATATGTCGATGCTACGTTTGCCACGATAAGCCGCTGGATGTCATCAACCTGTATGCTGCGCTCAAGGGGATAACCAATGAGCAGGCTATCCGCGTGTTAGCGAAAATGTTGTAAAATAAATGTGGGATGGTGGATTATGGCGAAACCAAAGCCTGGTTGTTATTTTGCTTCTTGCGTTTTCGTTTAATATTCTGAAATGTATTTAACGATGGTAAAATATGGATATGCCGAGGAAAAATGAGCACGAGGGAGTTTCTGGCCTTGCCCCCGCGTCTCAAAATGTAAATGTGCGCGTCCTACGTACCCGCCTTACTCAGTTGCGTGAAAAGTGGAAAACTGAAACGGGTCAACTTTGGCAATTGGGCAAACACCGGTTGCTGATTGGAGATTGTACAGTGCATGAGGATGTGGGGCGGCTGATGGGTGGAGATATTTCCGTTTTGATACATGCTGATCCTCCTTATGGGATGGGGAAGGAATCTGACGGAGTAGAGAACGATAATCTGTATGGGGAGAAATTGGACGATTTTCAGATGAAATGGTGGAAAGCGTGCCGCCCGTTTCTGGCTGATAATGGGAGCGTGTACATCTGGGGACGGGCCGAAAATTTGTGGCGTTTGTGGTATCGCCGGCTGAAAGACAGCGAACGGCTGACGTTCCGCAATGAGATTGTATGGTACAAGCCGGGAGGGGTGAGCGGCATGAAAAGCAACACGCATAGGCAGTACCCGACTGCCACAGAAAGATGTTTGTTTTTTATGCTTGGTGAGCAGGGATTCAACAACAATGCTTCTAATTATTGGGAGGGATGGGAAGGAATTCGTTCTTATCTTGAGGGGGAGGCAAGAAAAATCGGATTAAACAACAAGAAACTGCGGGAGATATGCGGAGTAAGCTCAATGTACTCTCATTGGTTTACGAAAAGCCAGTGGACTCTTATCCCGGAGCACCACTATCTGAAATTGCAGGCTGCAAGTAGGAATGCATTTACAAAAGATTATGATGCCTTTAAAAAAGAGTACGATGCCCTTAAAAAAGAGTACGATGCCCTTAAAATGGAATTTTATAAATCCAGAGCATATTTTGATAACACGCATGACAGCATGACAGATGTTTGGATTTTTCCCCGCGTGGCTGGCGCTGAAAGATGGTTTCACCCTGCTGCCAAACCGGTTGAGCTTTCTGAGAGAGTAATTAAATCGAGTAGCCGGGAAGGCGACGTAGTATTAATTCCATTTGCTGGCTCTGGTCCTGATTTTATCGCGTGTGAGCGTACTGGCCGTCTGGCGCGAGGTCTGGAAATCCGGCCAGATTTTTCTGCTGCAATTCTGGAACGGTTTCACGCCGCTTTCCCTGACGAGGAAATAAGGCTTCTTGAATGATTGGGGAAATTACGGCGGGTTTTAAGACTGATGACTATTGTGCACTTTTTCGTTGAATTGGATTTCGTACAGTCCCAATCTCCCCCTGATTGGGAAGAAATCGACGATGCGTGGGTTGGCCAATAACCATCCAACGCCCTCCTCTGCATACCAGACCATGTCCTCCTCGGTAGGGAGAGCATCGCCCTCCTTGAGGAGAACGTACTTTTTCCGGCCAAAGGAAAAATCCGGCTTTTCTCCCCGGCGGGCTCGCCGGAAGATGCCCACCAAATCTACAATGCCAACAACGCCGCCGATGGGGAGCGACTCCGGGAACGTGATGCCATGCCGGCGACACCATTGGCGTTCCGCCTCAATCAGTGCTGGGGCAGGGGATCGGGAACTTGCACATATAGCGATTGGCCCCCGGTATTGCGTGGCCCATGTACGATTCTCGACGGTTTTGATCCCGTGGACAATCATTGATGCCCACGGTTGGCGAATTGACAATGCCTTCATACTTGCAATTATACCAGTGTCCGCGGGGAAAACATTAAATTAGGGTTATAGTTTGCTTAGAGTATATGGTATAATGTGGAGCAGAAATGATTGTCCACAAAGTGGCCCAGATTGAGCATCCGGAGATTTTTGGTGCAGATGGTTTGCCATTACCGTCTGATGCCCTTGTGCCTATTGCTAAGGCGATAGCGGGTGATCGGATACTGCTCTCTTTTTCGGGCAAGGATAGTCTTGCTATGTGGCTTTATCTTCGGGATAAGTTCGAGATTATCCCGTATTTTTGTTATACCGTTCCGCATCTCTCTTATGATGATGAGATGCTGGATTACTACGAACGCTTTTTCGGTACGCACATTATCCGTCTTCCGCATCCGCGTACTTATGAGCTGCTCAATAGTGCCGCATGGTTGCCGTTGGACAAATGGGCCATTATTTACAATGCTCAATTGCCAATATTCAACTATTCTGACATCGAGGATATACTTGCAAAGCAATTCGGGCTACCGGATACTTATCTTTCTGCTGTCGGTATCCGTGCCGCCGATAGTCCAATGCGCTCTGTTTTCATCAGACAGATGGGACCAATCGGATTCAAGCGGCGCAGGTATTACTACGCTATCTGGGATTGGAAAATTGATGATGTAAGGAGGATAATTGCCAGACACGGGGTTAAATTGTCAAAATCCTATTTGTATTTTGGCTCCACAGGAGATGGGATAGATTATAATTTCCTAAGATTTTTGCGTGACAATTTGCCTGATGATTATCAGCGCGTGTTAGATGTGTTCCCGATGGCTGATATTGAGTTGTTCCGCTATGAGGCCGTGCGATGAAAAGCTACAAACCGCAAAGCCCGAAGGCAAGGAAACCAGTAGTCAAAAAGACTTTCAAGCGTCTGCCGGACATTGAGACAATGTTCAATGTTGATGGCGATCCCCTCGAAAATGTTGACTTTGATCCTGACGACCTCGAAGCCAGTGCTACGGCAGAGATGTCAGAGATCGTCAGGCTCATCAGGGAGAAAAAGAAGCAATCGGCAGACCGCTTTCGGATAGCCGAAGACACTGACTATTGGGTAGCTCTTTGCTTCCAATGCCGCGAACAACGTGATGAATTTCTTAAAAAAGCTGGATGGAGCGAATTGGGTGAAAAATACCTGAATGGTCTTGAAATCGCTCGCCGCTTAGGTATTGACGTTAAAGTTTTTGATCTCAAGCCTTTGCCGTTGCGAGGAAAGCCGAAAAAATTTTCGCGCGAGGAGGTGATCTGAAATGCGTAGGGCGTTGCGAAAGCTACTCGATAAGGCTCGTACGTTAAAGGGGGCGCTTAAACGCGTTGCGCGTGCCGTCCGCGGACGCAGTGGCGCAGACCATCGTTGATGTGTTGGTTTTTGGCGTGGGGGAGAGTCTCCCCCCACGCAAGGATGGTTTTATGGCTCTGGGCAGGAGACCAATCTTAACAGACACAGTCATCGAGAAAATTTGCGAAGCCTACTCAATCGGCGCAACCTATAAGATTTGCGCTGCTTATGCTGGAGTTTCTGAGGCTTCGTTGTCTGGATGGCTGCGACAGGCGCGGGAATTGCAGGAAAAATTAGAAAACGGCCAGCTGAAAGAGAGCGAGTTGACGAGCCATCAGAAGCAATTGTTAAAATTTTTGAGGAAATTCACTGCTGCCGAAGCCAATGATGCCATGAATTTGCTCCAGGTGATTGACCAGGCGGCTGCCAGAGACCCGGTGTGGGCGGAGAAGCGACTATTGCGCCGCTATCCAGACATGGCCATTCCCGCCCGGGCAGAAAATAAAATCAGCGTTGAGCAGACAATCGTTTTGGAGTGGCGCACGTATGATGACGATGAAAAGCGTGCGGAGGGTGTCTCTGCCGCGAATGCACAGGGCGCAAGCGGAGATACAGAGTAGCAATGCCCGCTTCCGCGTTGTGTGCTGTGGCCGGCGGTTTGGCAAGACTCGGCTGGCCGTCCTGATTGCATTGGCGGAGATGCTACAGGGTGGCTCGGTGTTGTGGATCGCGCCGACCCATGACAAGGCGATGATAGGCTGGCGGCTGTTCGAGGAGTTAGTCGCGCAAATTCCCGGTGTGACCGTTCAGCGGGGGAATGGCCGTATCGAGTACAATGGTGGCTGGATTGCTGTCCGCTCTGCCGACACAGAAGGCGGCTTGCGTGGCGAGGGATTATCCCTGGTTGTAGTAGATGAGGCCGCGCACATCCGCGACCTGGAGCGCATTTGGCAGCAAGAGCTTCGACCGTCGTTGACTGACCGCAAAGGCCGCGCGGTGTTCATCAGCACACCGCGCGGATTTAACTATTTTTACGATTTATTCAAAATGCCCGAGCGTGATGCCGACTGGCAATCATGGCAGTTCCCGTCATCCGCCAATCCGTTTCTTGACCCCGCAGAAATCGAAGCCGCTCGGCGCGAACTGCCTGCGCTGGTATTTCGCCAGGAATACCTGGCCGAGTTTGTACAGCTGTCCGGCGCAATGTTCCGTCGCGAGTGGTTTGAGATTGTGGAGGGTGCACCGATGCTAATTGCCCAGGTGCGGCATTGGGACTTGGCGGCAACCAGCAAGACGTCCGGCGACTACTCCGCGGGCGTCAAGGTCGGGTTGGCCGCTGACGGTACGGCCTACATCCTTGACCTTGTACATGGCCGCTGGGAGTGGCCAACACTCTTGCGCATTATCGGGCAGACGGCGCGCGCAGATGGCCCCGGTGTCGCACAGACCATCGAGACAGCGGGTGTCCAGCGTGGGATGTTGGACTTGCTACATGCCGAGCCGGGACTTGCGGACATCCCATTCCGCGGTGTGAAGCCGCTGGCGGATAAGATTGCGCGTGCTAACACCTGGCTGGCGCGCGCTGAGCAGGGGAAAGTCAAGCTACTGCGTGGTGCGTGGAACGCCGCCTGGCTGGACGAGGTTTGCGCTTTTCCTGAGGCCGAGCATGATGATATCGTGGACGCTACCAGCGGTGCGTTTGCCGGCTTAGCTACGCCGCGCCATGTGGAATATGCAGAGAGCATCTGGAGGTGACGTGTTGCCGAATCCTATCTATAGCAGCCTGCTTGATCTGCTTGGGCGCGATGAGCAGTCGCGAGTTGATATCATGCGACGGCGGTGGGAGGCATATTACGGCAAGCTACCGCCGGCGTTGAAGGTCAAGCCGGGGCAAACTGACGATAATGTGCGCTTAAACTATGCGCGCATGATTGTTGATAAGGGCGTATCATTCCTGTTCGGGCAGAATGTCGAATTTGAGTTAGACGAAACACAGAAGACACAGGCGGAGGAGTGGCTGGATTCTGTCTGGCAAGCAAACCGCAAGATGACATTGCTCCAGACTGTCGCGCTTATCGGCGGCGTAACGGGGCACGCGTTTATCAAGATTATCCCCGCCCAACCATACCCGCGCCTGGTGCCGCTGGATAGTGAAATCGTGACGGTGGCGGTCGCCCCGGATGACCTGCAGAATATACTGAGCTATCAAATTGCATACGTTGCCCGTGATCCCAAAACGCAGAAGCCGATTGGTGTCCGTCAGGTAATCGAGCGCGATGGCCAGCGGTGGACGATCACTGACCAAGTGGGGGACGTGGAGGGACTTGTCTGGACAACCGTCAATCAGGCTGTTTGGCCATACACATTTAGCCCGATTGTTGATTGCCAAAATCTGCCCGCGCCTGGCGAATTTTGGGGTTGCAGTGACCTGGAGGATGATGTGCTGGAGATATTGCGAGCCATCAACTTCATTGCCAGCAATACGGCGCGCATTATCCGTTTCCACGCGCACCCCAAGACGTGGGGCCGCGGGTTCGTGGCAAAGGACTTGCGCATCGGAGTTGACGAGACGATTATCCTGCCAGGTGATAACGCCGAATTGCATAATCTGGAGATGCAGAGCGATTTGGCTTCCAGCCTGGCCTTTCTTGACCGCTTACGTCAGGCGATGCACGAAATTAGCCGTGTGCCTGAAGTCGCCACCGGCAACCTGGAGCGGGCAGGCAGTCTGTCTGGCGTCGCATTGCAAATTCTGTCCCAGCCACTACTCGAAAAAACAGGTACAAAGCGGCTGCTATACGGTGATATGCTGATTGAGCTGAACCGCCGGCTGCTTGCGCTGGGCGGATTTGGCGAAGACCATCGCACTGTCATCCACTGGCCAGAACTGCTACCGTCTGATCCGATGCAGGAGCGACAGGCTGCGCTGATTGATAAGCAGTTGGGTGTCAGTGCTGATACTATCTTGCAACGACTTGGCTATGAGCCCAGCCTGGAGCGGGAGAAGGCACAGGCCGAAAGCGCGCAGCTTGGCGAGCAAAT